GGGAGACGACAGAAGCGCCTGCCTGAACATAGTAGGAAGCGGATTCACCGATAGGACCCTCGTAGCCCACATGAAGATCGGTGGTAGTACCATTGTAGTTCGAGCCAGTGAAACCCGAGTTTGCCTCTACATTAACGTAGGGACCTGCCAGGGCAGCACCTGGGGCAGCGAAAGTAACAGCTGCAGCGGCAGCAGCGAAAGCAGTTTTGATCATTGAATTTCCTCTTTGTTAGTTTACTTGCGGAGTGGTTACCCGCAGATGGAGGACCGACTCGTGTCGATCGCTTGAGTATTGTAACACATGAAGCAGATGCGCGTCAAGTGGTTTGGTGCGAGTAATTGAGGCACCTCTCCATTTGTTACAGGAGTAATTTAGCATTAAAAAAGGGGCAAAGCAAGCCCCCTTGTGCCAGTTTTAGATACGGATAACCGATCGGTATAATAAGATACAGTTATCAGTTGAGATAAATCTTAAGACCTACAACCTTGACATCCGTTGCGGCAGTGATGTTTGCACCACCTGCCTTTGCTTCGAGATTAATGTCGCCCAGTTCAGACAAAATATCGACATTTGTCTTTGGACCAACATTTTCAATCTTGACACCAGCAGATGCCTGCGCGAAGAATGCTCCAGGTTTGAAATCGGCAAAACTAGGTTTAGCTATACCAGCAGTGCAGAAGATGCTACCAATTTTTGTGGAGAGTTTAATATCTCCAGCGGCACAAGTAAATGCCAGTGCATTCTTTGGATTGAAGTTTAGAGTTGGTTTCTTAGAACCAGCAACAGTTACCTGATAACTTCCGATAATAGTCTGCTTTAGGTCACCAACAAATGTATCTGCTTTAGATCCTGTAGATACTGTTGCTGTAGTGCCACGAGGGTCGATCTGGATCGACCTAGACTCACTGGTTAACTCTGTCTTCTGACCAGTGATAACAGTCTCCATGTTACCAGTGATCTGCTTGATAGTTCCTGCCTGCATGGTAAGTTCACCACCACCAGTAGGTCCTGCTTGCATTACAATCCCATTCATACCCTTCAGAATAAGTTTGTCTGCCGCTTCAATGACCACATGGGTGCCAAAGATGCGTCTTTGTCCATGACACTCTTCTAGGTGGTTTCCGTTGCATACCACAGACTTTGCCAGTCCTACTTCTTCACCGCTACCTTCCTTACCTTCAGTGGTAGCACCCGTAGGGGTTGCAGTATTCTCTTCAATATTAGGTCCATCGTTCTTAGTGATCTGACCACCAGTAGTGTTGATCATGAATCGACCACCACATGGGTTTCCCTTGCCTCCAGGACCAGACACAAAGATAAAATCACCCTGCTGTGTGATAGTAAATCCGTGACCCGTCAACTTGTTTCTAGCGTCTAGGTCACCACCATCAGTTCTCAAGACATACTTTTCATTCTGATAGATGATAGAGATTTCCTCTACTACGTCAGGTCCCTTCTCATCAGGAGTTGCCTGTGAGTTTTTCTTAGCGGCAGCCTTTAATCTGTCGTCTTCTTTTTTGTTTAAATTGGATAATGCCATTAGGGACAATCAATATAACGACCAGTGCCAATCTTGGCAGAACCAACACGGACAAGTGCATCTGTATCTAGGCAAGCAAATGATGGAATGAACCTTGCTCCATATCCACCACCACCTACAATAGTCACAGTAGGATACTCATCATATGTTGTTTCTCTATCTAAGATTCTAACACTAATTACAAATCCATTGTCATCAATGACTGCTTCGGCAATGCCAAGTTCACCGTTGACAAAAACAGATGGGGCAGTAGTGTATTCCCTACCAGGAGATAGCATAGTAAAGCTATCGATAATACATCTCACACCAGAATCTTCAGGTGTATTGACTTTAAATCCAGAACCAGGATCAGTGACACGAATCTCTGTCACTCTACCATCTTGATCCAATAAAGGCAATGCTGTCGCACCTACACCTTCACCAAAAATGATGACTGCTGGTGGTTCAACATATGGATCTCCAGGTTCTTTAATTGGAATTTCGATGATTCTTCCCTCAATATCTGTGATTGGATCACCAACAACAGGTGCGATAGGATCTCTAGACACAACACCATCATCATCCTGAGTGTCATCAATCTCATCCAGTAACTCTTCCTCAGATAGATCACTGAACTGTCCTTTGATTGTTACTAGAGCACTAGCATCTGTTCCATTGATAGCAAAAATGAGAGGTTCATCTTTTTCAAACTCACCATCCTCAGCAATACCAACAATAACTTTTGCAGTGTTGTCTTCAATAACAAAATCACCCTGCAGGAATCCAGATACAATATCACTAGATGTGATATTTGTTCCAAATAGTGTGTATCCAAGTTGAACACCAGTCTCTACATTTTCTGTAGTGATAGTATATGTGATGAAGTCTCCTTCTTTCACGACAAATTTATCAGGAACAACACTGTATTTTGGAATATCAGAATCTGGAACTTCAGTCTGACTATCGGGTGGATTTAGATCATTGATCTCATCATCATCGAGATTGTCATCAAGTTCTTTATCTACATTTGTATTTGGTGGTGTTGTTGATGGAGACCCAGGAACTGGTGTTGTTACAACTCCAGTGCTAGTAGATATTTTCTTAATCGTACACTTAGCATAGTTGTTAGTGAACTGTGTACTTGCGATAAGTTTGTCAGGACTACCTCTTCTCAGAACCACGAAGAAATCTTCGTCTGGTTCATTTTTATCAGAATCTCTGAAAGTTTGAATACTGATTGGTTTTTCTGTTTCGCCAGGAGAGAATCCCAGTACACCATCACCAGTTTCATAATCCAAAGATGTTGCAGTGCCGTCAAGAGTCTTGAATGTTACACTGGAAGAAATGGTAGTTAGACCAGAGCGAGTTACAATAAACTCCGCTTTATCACCTTCCTCAACCTCAATGTTAGTAATGTTATATGTGATGACATTCTGAACTTCTGGTGGTTTAGGGAATCCACCAACAATATCTACACCAGTAGTTTCTAAAGTAGTTCCTTCGTATGCTTCTTCACATGTGTATGTTGCCCAGTCTGCACCTGTTCCATCCCAAGGTTCATCTAATGCATTCAGAATATCATCGAGAGAGAATCCTCTCTTCTGAGTCTTACATTTTGTGCTAACAGAAGTCTTCTTCTTACAGGAATGATCTGGACCATCACAAGAGATTCCCAGAAGTTTCATTACATAGTTGATTGCTTCTCCAATGATGTTAAGTGGAGCAGCAATAGCTCCCAAAATTGCCTGCAGAGGACCTAAAACTGCCTCCAGAAGTTCATTCAGCAATGACTGAATTTTGTTTAAGATACCAGAAACTAACTTATCAATTTGACATGCTGCTGCTTTATAAAGGTCAAATAGATATCCAAACAACAACTCTTCTAAAAATGCCTGAAGTCTGAGACCCAGGTCTGCCATGCTACATCCAACAATCTTTAGTTGTTCATTGAACCACTTAGTAATTGGTGTTAGAGCATTACCTTTGTCATCAGGTCTCAGCAGCAGTTTAATTAGATCATCTAGACCACGCTTAAGTTTCTCAAGAACATAACCCTTGACTTTTGCAACAAATGTCTCAATAATACGAGATGCTTTATTAACATACTCTCTACCAATATCAATTTTATCGTAGAGTTGTCCTGTATATTTTCCAACCAAGTATGTTCCTAGTTGACCATCACTTTGCTGAATATCTCTGAGCATGTCGCCCAGGAGTCTAGTAAATGTATTGTTTAGATCACTATCAGCACTACACTTCGTCGCAACACTGACTGTCCAGTTGTTTCCTGCTCTATTTGTCTTGGATGCTTCTGCACGCTTTGCTGCTGTAAGATTTGGTACAGTTGCTACTGTTGGTTGTTCTTCTGTCGTTTCAGTAGATCCACCTGCTAATGCATGACCTGCAACTGTCGGATTTACTTCTGCCGCTGCTGCTGGTTGATCTACTACTCTTACATCAGGATTCAAGTAAGTATTAAATGACTTACAAGGATCGCTTGGATTTGGATCAACAATAGGATCTGGTCCTGCACCTGCCACTTGACCAATAGATCCCATGATGACAGGTTGCTGCTGCTCTCTGTCTAGGAAAAACCCTACAACCCAATCTCCTGCCTCCAGTTGTGGAGTACCAGATCTGGTTGCACCAGTGCCATACGGTGTGGTAACGGGCATCATTGTGATTGCCCAGGGCAGATCATCAGTCGCTACTGCATTGCAGGATTTTGGATGGTGTCCAATAATGCGAACTTTATATCTGCCCGACCTCTTCGGATCAGGTTTGCCGTTAGATTTTTTTGTAGCAGTTTCTATCTGACCGATCCACCAGGAAAAACCATCGGAACCGATCTGATGTACTGGATACAAATGGGCAAGAGGATCCATATTAATCAGTCGTCAAAAATTTTACACTCTGGAGCGCCTGGTTCTTGATCGCAATAGAGTTCGAGTGGTGTGGGATCATGATGATCACCTGCTTCAATTTCTTCCTTATGATGCTCTACCCAATCTTCGAGATCGTGCAGTTCGCCTTCAATGTGACGACGCTGTTGTGGAGAAGTAGTAGGATCTTGCAGGATCTCCTTATCCTTCTCAATATGCTGTTCTACTGAGTCCATAAATGTACCTATGAAACGTTGGATTCTTTATATCCTAGCGAGTCTCTGACTAATTGCAATACTGTAAGACACTCTAGGTTTTGCATCATAAATTGATGGTTGATGCTTTTAATTAAATAGACGCCGCTGTGTTCTGGATCGAACGACCCGAGTTCTCCCTTACTTTGATTGGGGACTTGATTGGGCATCTTTACTATAATTTTTTCCCCTACACGCAGATCTAAATTTCCAGTAACTTCAATTGATAATTGATAATTGCTTAGGATTCCTCCTCTTGCAATCGATTGTGCTAAGTATTGTTTCTGAGAATCCGAGACCGCGTTGGTGTTGTCTGACCCTTCCTCTGGGTTTGCAACACCTGTACCATTATACCAGTTTTCGTGATTTACAACCGTAGACAATATGCGAGTAGGATATTGGGAGAGAGATTTTTGCCCCGATGGCAACACAGTTTGTGTACCGAGATGAGCCATTTTGTCCCATACATCGCTGAGTTTGTACGTATATTCTTCGTACTTCCCAGTATTTATGTTGAAAAAGCAGATCAGTGAAGAATATGCACCTGCTCGCATCTTCTTCATTATATCAATTTCTGACTGGAACGCAATGTTTTTAATCTTCCTGTCATCCTCTGCTTCGGTCTGTTCAATCTTTGCAGGTTTGTAAACATACTCAGCAACTGGTTCAGATCCATTGAACTTCTTGGGGTCTGGTGACACAACACTGTCAATGCTTCTGAATACAAAACCATCTCTAGTTTCATAGAAAAAATATCCAGCAGATCCACTTTTCACTGATGCTGTAGTGGGGGCATCAGATCTCTGTGAGGTAGTTGCAGCAGTCGCTGGACTTGGTTTAGATGTTTTTACTTTTGGTTCTACAGAGGATTCGGACACTGCTTTTGCTTGCAGATCTCTAATGATTCCAAATGGTTTTTTGTTTGCTGGAATCATTTTCATTACATTAAGACTTGGTTGTGTCTTAATTTTCGATCCAGGAACTGACAGGTATTCTTTGAG